AGAAACCGGTATCACTATTTGAATATTTAATAAGAACCTACAGCAATGAGAATGAAGTAATCTTAGACAATTGCAGCGGTTCAGGGACTACAGCGATTGCATGCTTAAATAGTAATAGGCAATTTATTTGCATGGAGAAAGATGAAACCTATTACAAAAGATCACTTGAACGCATAGCTAATCATGAACCCTTGTTAAACTTGATCAATGAGAAATAAGCTAAATAAAACTTTGAATTCATGGTTAAATTTGTTAGATTGCTACTTGATACATGCCCCTTTTTGTGAGAGTTGAACGAGACCCATATTAACGCGTAGCACCTTTGGCATGTATCAAGTTGACTAGCCCGCTTTTTTTGTTTTTGGCGGGCTTGTCTTTATCTTTGTTTATCGATTTAAAATAGTTTATTTTGTATACTAGAAACAAAGATAGGAGACTCAATGAAATCATCATCAACAATTCATCAGCTTGCTGAGCTTGCAGATATATCAGAAGAATTATTACAAAAGGCGCTAAAGACAGCGGAGGCGGGGGGCAAAATTGAACCTTCAGCCTATGATCTTGATCCATCGAACTACGCAGCGTATACCAGTTCAGACAGCTACAGAGGTTCAGAGCATGAGGGAACAAGTCAATTAGACTACGACATCTTGACTTATATGTCACGCGTGCCCGTTATCTCATCGATCCTACAAACCAGAATCAATCAGATTGCAGAGTTTTGCATTCCTCAAGAAGATCAGTTCAAAGCGGGCTATGTGATACGTCTAAGGGACAAGACAAAAGAACCTACAGACGAAGAAAAAAAAGAAATGCAAACTTTGACACAATGGATTGAAACTTGTGGAGAAGGTTACAAGTTTGGGGGCGCTTGGGACTTTGAAAGCTTTGTTCGTATGATCATTAGAGACAGCCTAATCTATGATCAAGCATGCTTTGAAATCATCAAAAACAGGGGCGGGGCAATCATAGGATTTATTCCCGTAGATGCAAGCACAATTAGGCGTGCTAGTGTGACAGAGGAGGAGAAGAAAACAGGTCATCGAGATTGGATTGATAGCGCCTTTATTCAAGTAATCAATGGTAAAAGAGTAGCTACGTTTGATAATGATCAATTAGCGTTCTGTATTCGTAGACCACGAACAAACATTGTATCGCGTGGATATGGATTCCCCGAACTTGAGGAACTTGTTAAAGTCGTAACGCACTTAGTCAACGCCGAAACCTACAACGCTTCTAATTTTACAAATGGTATACATGCAAATAGCATCTTAGCAATCAAGAGTAAGATGAACCCTCAATTATTTAGAGCGTTTAAGCGTGAGTTCTATGCTAATTTGTCAGGCCCCGCACAAGCAAAGAGAACGCCTATTATCCAGCTTGATCCCGAAAGTCAAGAAGAGATTGAGAGCGTGAACTTAGGCGCAACAGCCGAAGAGATGGGGTACAAAGATTGGCTAGGATACTTAACAAAAGTCGCGTGTTCAGTGTATCAAATTGACCCCGCTGAATTAGGTTTTGTTTTTGGTACAGAAGGGCAAACAGGAGCATTGACCCAACAAGGCCCAGGCGCCCGAATTCAAGCCTCTAAGGATAAAGGCTTATACCCACTACTAAGAAGCGTTCAAAATTGGATTAATAGACACATAATCCACCAAGTAAATGATAAATATGAACTACGCTTCATGGGGCTTGATGCAGAGACAGAAAAAGACGCGTTGACCTCTGATATTCAAAGAGTATCGAACTACATGACTATCAACGAAATCAGGGCAAAACATGGACTAGAGGAGATTGAAGGCGGCGACGTGATCTTGAACCAAGCATATATTACAGCATTGGGCATGAGTCAACAGCAAGCACAAGAACAGCAAGCCCCCCAAGGTCAAGAAGATGATGGAGACAATTATGGCCAAGAAGAAGAGCAAGAAGAAGGCAATCAAACACAGGATGAACAAGAACCCGATCAAGAAGCGGGCGCGGGGGAGGAAGTAGCAAAATCTATGGGGTCAAAAAAATTTAGCATTGAGATCTAGAATGCAATATAATTAGCCTTGAACATAGGAAACAAGGACTAGAAAACATGTTTAATTATACACAATGCGCCAATGATTTAATCAAGGCGCTGACTCATAAATACATTCGTAGAGTTCCCAAGGGAGTAACCAAGACCGGCAAAACAAAGTATATTTACTTCTATGCAGGCCAAGAAACACCACGTCAAAAAGGCGGGAGTAATGAGGTAGTCGATCATGTCAATTCTCTATTAGTGAGTAGGCAAGCCCGCGGCGATAAAAATCACTTTGAGCATTTAGTTGATAGTTTAAAAAAGGTTCGTGATACACTGAACAAAGTAAACGCAGGTAATATCGATAAAAAAGCGTTGAGAGACGCCGTAAATCATATTATGCCCGATGCTCGTGCGGCCGCTCTCAATCGATTATCTATGTCCTCAAATTCAGTCGATAAAATTAGAGCTCAAATAAATGTTGACGCTCTAGTTAATACTGTTATGAGCGGTAAAATGAAAAACGATATCTTTAATATGATCAAGGAACAGATCGCACAAAAAACCCCAACCGATGTAATCGAAACAAGAACGTTAGACTACATGCAAAACAGGGTTCAGGATCTTATTAAGCGTGCGGCGAATGCCCCAACACAAGAGAGCAAAACTACTAATGTAGATCAAGAGTATCAAAGGGTGCTTGATCAAACAGCCAACCCCGATCATGTTGATACTATTGTGGCGGTCCTTTCTCGTAAACTCAAGGATGGGGAGAGTGTGACAGCGCAGAGCGTATCAAATACCATGCTTTCTAATGTGGTTAGTCAGATAGTCCCCGATATTAAAAGCGGTTTAGTAAATAGATTCAGGGCAGACTTGACACAAAGACAAATTGACCCCGCTAGTATTAAAACAAAAGATATTGTACAAAAAGTGATAGGGGATGAGGGCGTTGTTAATAAAATTAAAGAAACTTTAGTAGATGGCGTCAATAATGATAAGGATGTTGAAAGTATACAATATCAAGTATTCCAGCACATAGCAAACGCCGCACAGAAACATATTACAACCCTCTTACAGAAGTAAATGGGCGCAAGACCCTTAGAAAACAATAAAATTTACAAATAACAAGATAAAATTATACAATGATCCTTGAATACAACAAGGACTAGACAACATGTTTCGATTTACCCCGCTAGTAAAAAGTATGTTCCCTTTAGATTTGCATGCTCATGCACGATTTGACGAATTGAAGATGATCATTGCAGATAAGCCAACAGACTACACAGAGAAGCAAGTATATGATATTGTCAAAGATTGCATACTTAACGAATTTTCTTTTTATATAGACTACTTAGAAGATAGAATCGCTTTTCACCTCTACAATGATTCGCCGGCGTATGCAGACGATTTGAAACAGGTAAAAGAGAAAATACTTGACCCCGAATTTATGTCTATGGTTGCCAGTGAGATCTATGAAGAGTTTTATCAAATGGATTTTGCGCCTTTGGACTTGCCCAAGGAGTTTGATGACAAAGAAATCACAGCATGGGCACGCCGGTTTTTGATAAACGAAATCACACTGTCCGCCGTAAAGGTGATCAATCTTGAAAAGATGCAAAAGTCAATGAGTTTCAATGTACCTCAAGCGGTGAGAAACGCAGCAAAAAGAGGCTTAGAGCTTCGTAGGGAGAATAAGCGGGGCGGCCTTAGCAACGAACAAGCTAGTAAATTTGGGATAGGTTCAGGCGTTCAAAGGGCTGTGAACCTAAGTGAAGGCAAAGTATCACTTCAAACACTGAAGCGCATGAAATCATTTTTTGCACGTCATCGAGTCTACAAAGAAAAAGGGTATCACAAAGATCAAACTAGCGCTTCATATATCTCTTGGCTACTATGGGGCGGGGATGCAGGCGACGCATGGGCAACAAGAACACTTGAACAAATAGAAAAGAAAGAGAACCAGAATGAAAATTAACTTAGAACTAAGCGCCGAAGAACTACGCAAATTCAATCAAGATACTTTAGAAAATCATATCATTGCGAACGCTGATCGAATTGCTAAGGCCGTATTTAAAGACTCTTTAAACAAGGGTTTCAGAGGCGGCGAAATCAAATTGATCGATGATCTAAGCGCCAAAATGGTTGATCTCTATGAACAAAGATTACAAGTACTTAGTAAAAACATAATCAAGGAAGCTACAAAATGAAAAATCTATTGTTAAACAGCACTTCAGCGCTATTCAAGGCAATTGAAAACAATGAGGGGCATATTGATATCTATGTAGACGATGAACGTTGCTACACAATTTTGATTGATACAAAACAATTAGTCAAACATGGATTTCAAGGCGCATTCAAATATGATCTTGTCAAAGAACAGCAAGTTTCAATCGTTGACCTTTTAGAAGAAGAAATCACACTTTGGCAAAGTGACACAGAAGAATAATATAAATACACATAAAAATATTTTTAATTTATTTTGTAAAATCTCTTGACAAGGTACAAAACATAAAGTATTCATAACAGCACCTTAACCAACCAACAAAGGACAAAGCAAAAATGAACGCTTTACTTCAAAGAGTCTTAGAGACTTTCACCAGCCTTCAAGGCAAGAGAAAAACCTTACAATCAACACGCATCACCGTAACCGCTGTAGACTATGAAAGACATGATATTTACACAAGTAACCGCTTACATAATCGCAAATGGTCAAGCAATATGGCACATGATGAAGTTACTGTGACATTGTCATCAAAATTCGGAGATACAAATTTAATTTTTACAGCCTATGATTACGAAGCTGACGCGGTTACAATTAGATTTACTCACCAGTTACAAGCAGCCTCATTCTTTGACGCATCCATCACAGAAGAAGATTTAGACAATGTACACGGTTTCTTTGCG